TTAAATCTCCGAAAAAAAACGGGCACTTTCAATCATCGGAGTGCAGTCCGAATGATTACCTTCCAGCTGAATCTCAAAAATATAATCCTTCCCTTCTACAAAAGGCTTTACGGCCTTCCAATCGATAAGGCCTGTTCCCAGAGGTAACGAATCATGAAACTTTCCTTTGCTGTCCACCAGATGGAAGTACCGGGCATAGTTCTCAGTAGCGCCGAGGGTTTCGATCAGCTTCTCATTATTCCCACGATGGCCTATGAAAGTATGACTGACATCCACCGTCAGCGGAAGCTCAAGAGGAACAATCAATTCCTCCAGCAAATACGGATTGGCATGGCAGAATAACCCTTCAATGGTATCCTCCCAAACAAATAATTCCCGCGAAAATTCCAGAACCGCTGCGATTTCTCTGCGCATTTTCCGGATGGATGCCAGACTCACGTCCGACGAGCTTTCTGTGCCGGCATAATGGGCATGGACAACGCAGCGGGTTCCTTCCTCTTCACAAATGGCAGCCAGTATTTCACAGGAGGCCATGTAGAAGCGCTTTGCTTCTGAATCCGAGCTTAAGATGTCAAGATAACGCCCTTTATATTGGGGCGGGTGATGCAGATACACTTTGATGTTCTTTTCCTTCAGCTCACGGATACGTTCCCGAATCAGGAGCGGATTCTCCAAATCCCGTTCACTTAAATAAAATTCCACAATATCCGGCTTATATTGCAAACGATTGTCTACGTTACTTCGTTCCATGTTCGTTTTCAAACGATAAAAAGGGCTCACGGAAACACCTCCATGAGCCCTATAGTACCATAACTTCAAATATTCATGTAGTTCCCGGTTTAATGGTCAAACAACTTAAGTTGTCACCAATCTTACTTGGCAGGGGCCGTTTAGAACAAATCGTCCAGCATAAAAAAGACTACCTCCTTGGATTTAGGAGGTAGTCTTCACTTTAGAAAAAGTTTTTAACGTGACCAATTCTCAAACTGGACTGAAATAGTCTAGACTACTTCACAAATGTAAGGTCTGAAACCCTACATCATTCCGCCCATTTCGCAATCATGTTTTTTGCGTCCTTTTTCATCGGAATGTGTCCATGACTGGCAATGGATTAACCCCTATTTGTCGTATATGTAGGATACGTTGAGATAGGTTTGTGACCACCGTGTGACCAAAGTGACCATTTGGGCCAAAAAATATCCCCAAACTGTGTATAGTTGGGGATTAAGAAACCGGTGGCTTCAACGTATGATAAACCGGTCGGTTACATTTGATGCACATATACGCACTAAACTGTTTACTGGGATGGAGTACAGTGTTGAACCATAGGTGCTTGCCTTTGAGATTCACCTTGCATTCGCATAGGCCGTTTTTGTAGAGGTCGGCTGGTTTGATTGGTTCGGTCATTTTTTTCACCTAAACAACATGATTAATGTTGCAAGCATTACCACAATTGTCATGATCCCGATTGCTTTTGTCCAATCTTTCATGACTTTATTTGATTCGTTACTAGAAATTATGCTGTAGTAATCTGTAAATCCATTAATCCCCATGACTCCCCTCCCGTATTTTTCAACAAGACGGTTCATATCTTTCGTGGTGACCTTATCTATTCCTTGTGTTTTGATAAAATCAAAAAGCTCAACATAGTGTAAACCATCACGTTCTTCTAATAGAAGCTTATCAAGATGGTCCTTGCGATCCGCAGCTGGTTTCATTAAATCTTCAATATTCATATGTATCCTCCGTTTATTTCCATTTATCTCTATTATAGCAGACAAATAAAAAAAGAGCTCCCATTACAGGAGCCCTTCTGAACGCATAATGTCTGCTACCCTAGAAAGCTTGCGTATTGCCTCTTCCTGAAATTTCCCCGGTGCCGTAGCCTTTCCATAAAGATCATTCACCCGTGTATTGAGTGCCGCGGCGTTTAAGAGTTGGCCTTGCAGGTTGTTAGCTAGTTCTTCTTCTAGTTCTAGTTTTATTTCCAATGCTGATACATCCTCTCGTACGTGATTCATGCCATATCCAGGACAATTGGTCGGAACAAGTTCCCCATGACCCTTAATTTTCTCAATAGCAGGTAATGCTTCCTTCAATATAATGATTGCTACGTATAGCGCCCTTCTATCTTCTGGCGTTAACGTATCCCCATGAAAATAGTCCCCTGAGACGCACACATTGACCGTATAACCGTTGTTCGAAGCTACTCCGTATTCTCGTTGCTCAATGTCATTGCACCAGTATATGTTGCCATTGCGGATCCACAAATCATACGGAAAACCGGCATCGCCTTTTGGGTGGTTCTTTTTGGAATTTATATGGGCCGTGGCTATCCTCGAAGCAAGTTTAATGTCGCTGTATTTCGTCGTCATGCGCTTAGGGATAGCGTCATGGTGACATACAAGCGTATTTAGCACTTCATCATCTCTCACACCTGCCAGTTGCGTCCAAGTGTAATTAGGGTTAACCGGCAATTGATCGCGAATATCGATGAACTGAACGCCTTGGAAATCAGAGCTTAGGTTCGATGGGAACTTCAAAGTCATCATTTGGTTTCTCCTTCCCGGCTCTGCGCGCATCCACCGCCGATTCACCTACGATCCACGTTGCTAATAGTCCGGCGAATGCAAGAACCGTTTCAGAATCGATACCAAGATCGAGACCGTCATTTGCGATGATAAGACCGGCACCGACAAGGGCCAAAATAAATTTACGTGATTTAAACTTTCTCATGATTAATTTCCTCCTCGATTTTATGAATTTGGCGACACCGCGGACAATAGTATTCATTACTGAGTGCGATACCGATAAGCTTTCGTTTTTCTTCGCTGTAGACTCCGAATTTGTTGTTAAAGTAGCTGCATTCCATTCAATTCCCTCTTTCTTCATAATGGCATCAAGTTTTGACTCGATCCTAGCTTGATTCGATACATAGGTTGGATTAACTTCCTCGTCTTTGAACAGGTACGGCAGGTACCGCTTAAGCTTCCTCTTCATTGCACGCTGCTTGAGAATTAGAAAAAGCACAGCTGCAGCTGTTGACCAGCTTAAGCCGTGCTTTACAATGCTTTCGAATACTCCGATCGCGAAGTCGTACATATATTCACCTCTGCATCACCTGCATACCATAGTTTGCTTAATAGTTCTGGATCGTCGTGGTATAGCTGCTCTAAGGCTTGGTATGCAAAGGACGATACAACGCATGATTCGTTCAAAACTTCAATCAATTGCATCACCTCCAATAAAAAAAGCCACTCAATGAGTGACTTCACTTTTTTCTCGATATAACAGATAATGTTAATAAACCAATAAGGAGTTGTTAACCATGGTTGTAATTAAAAAAGTGTCGTTCGCTATTTTTACGATCGTATTCTGGGTAATGTTTATCGGTTCGTATTTTACAACATCGGAACCGCCTGACGAATCCTATACTCTGACGCAACAAGACTATGAAGAAGGATACGACTATTACATTAACGGTATCGATCCAGACATTGACCAAAGCCAACAATACGGAGGACGGTAAAAAACTACCGCCCTTTTTTTATGTCTGTTACTGATTTCGGCCTGTTACCCGTTTCCTGCTCAATGTAATCAATCAGTTCCATCAACCGCCGCAATTCTGCTTTCTTCTCATAAAAGTTTGTCTCGTTAATATCGTACCGCTTCAACATGTTCGTTATGCCGAACGCTGGCTTTGTTGCTGCTTCTTCTTTTTCTCGTTCTGTCTTTATTGTAGCTGCATTTAAAAACTGTCGGGCTGGATTTCCTCCCAATTGTCTCAGCGCATGATCCGTTTTTACTGGTATTCCTCCAAGTGGAGTACCACCTCCAGGAACATTTAAACCCAATATTTTCTCAGGTATTTGCATCTTCTTCTGTTCGCCCTTGAATTGTTCAATATCGCGGCCTTTGAACAGGTTATAATTCGTCCCCAATTCGATTGGTGTTTTAATAACTGGGCTGAGCGAATCTGCAAACAATTTAGCCGGTTCATTAAGCTTCGTTAAATCAGATAGCGGAAGGTTGAGACCTAACATCGATCCAGTACCTAGACCGTCACCACTTACCGGGAAAGCAAAGCTATTTTTGGTGAAGTCTGATTCCTTTTCAGGATCCATGCCGAAATAGTTCTGCGCTTCTTCTTTAGCCTTGTTCACGTTCTCATATTTCAACGGATTGGTTACAAGCTGTTTAATCTGGAATGGAATGTTATTACGGCTCCATCTGTAGAATGGCACGGCACGAACAAACAATTCTCTCTCGGTTGGCGTTAAATCGGAATAATCGAATTGAACCTCTTTAACTTTATCCGCTGCCTGCCTTGGATTCATTCCTTTAGTTTCTCTCGCCCACTTATACAATGCAAATCGGTTAATTTGATCTATAGCCGTACCAAGCTGCTGAGAAGTTTTGAACACTCTTAACGGATTAATAGTGCCTAAACCCTTTTGCAACGCTGTGCGACTTTCATCTTTAACAACTTCCCTAAAAGCTTTTTCAGCATCGTTACCATGTCTTGCAAATTCAACAGCTAATTGAGAGTTAGAACCTAGACCCTGTTGTTTAAACTCGTTGTATAGAGGTGTGTTTTTGCTCCTTGCCAAAGCATTAGTCACATCTTTTGTAGCAGAAGCCGTATACTTTGCAATATCTACGGGATTCATGCCTCCAACATAATTATTGAACTTTGCGCCCAAATCGTTCCTAACGTGGTATTCAGGCGAAAGCAACGTAAGCTTTTTCCAGCCGCTTGTGGCGGCATCGTAAGCCTTTAGGAATGCGTGTATACCTTCATCACTAGTTAGCTTTTGATAGCGGTCTAACGCCTGTTTAACACCTGATGTTACGACATAATCGCCGCCAATTTCATCAGCCATAGCAGGATTTGTAGGATCATTCAAGAATTTATAATTATTTGTATTGATAACGGTCTGCCCATTTCCCGGAGCAGGACTTTTTCCCGGTACATATGGCCTTGCAAATTGCGGATTACTCAATACTTCACGCCTGAAATTAACGGCATTACCGTATTCGATAAGCTTCTTTTGTCCTAGAGCGGAAGCAAAAAACGCATTTGGCTCGAAAAACTTTCGACCTATTTGTTCGTTTATATCTTCAACGCTTCCCGTTAATTTACGGGCTTTCAATATGCTCTTACTTGGGTTATTCATGCTTGCAGAAGAACGATCAACTGCATTAGGTTTGACTATTTTCCGGGCTGCTTGTTCCTCGGCGCTAAGTATGTGACGCATATACCCTTCAATTTCGCCTACAGGTATGCCGTTAGCAGTAGCCCATTGTCTAATATCATCATTGCTTTTGATTAAAGTATCAGCAGCCTGAACGATCTTAGCATCTGTTGTCATATCCCTGACTGGTCTAGGTATTTCCCTAGGAACCATTACAGGATTCTTAGCGGCTTCTTTAATCGCTGCATTCTCATCAACTAATCGTTGAATATCTGCAATCTCCTGTTGTCCGGATGTTTTTCTAAGTTCTCTCAGTTCATCCAATTCAGCTTTGAAGTCTTTACTTCTTTGTAAGAGAAGATTGAAAGCAGGACTTGGAGATAATTGTTTGAACGTCCGATCTGTTGCAAGCTTCTGCATTTCTTCGGGTGTATAACTCTTTTTTCTAACCTTGGGCAAACCTAACTCAGTCCGCATATCGTCTATTTGTGCTTTTGTTTCATCCTGTATTTTAATAAGAAGATTAAGTGCAGGACTATTTGGCAAAAATCCGGGCATTACTTTAGGGTTGTTCAATGCTTTAGGATCAGTTTTTTGCAATGACTTTAACTTTTTATTTTCAATACTCATGAACATTCTGCGTAAAGCATTATCATTCTTATCCAAAGCTTGAGCGACTTCGGATATTTGTTTGTCCATGGCTTTGTTAGTCTCTCGTACACCTTGCCCAAGCTCTTTAATTCTCTGTTTATTGCCTATAATTTCGTTATCCAATTCTCGTTTACTTGTTGTTCTGCGGACACCATCAGGAAATTCGAACATAGGATTATCTTCAAACTGTCTCAAATCTTTTTCCATGATGCGCCCTACGTCTGTACCTGTATCCAAACCACCCGATTTTCTAGCGGCATCAGTAATGCCTTTTAGGGCTTCATCTGTCATGTACCGAATATCGTTTTCAGTTTGAATGTAACGGTCTTTTAGGAAGGGGTCACTGCCGCCTGTTAACGTTTCATCCCATTTGTATTTAGGGACGAATATTCTTCCTAATGCGTCTTTTCCTGCTTCTAATGCGGGTTGAACTTTAGTTTCACGCAATGTTTTAAGAGGTGGAGCAACGCTTTCGGCAGCATCTAAACCTTTTTTGAACAGACCGCCAGTTTCCTTTACCGCACCGCCTATTAACTTCCCGGGTATAAGGTTGAGTGGATCGGTAGCAACATCGGCAATGAATCCAGTTACAGCCTTCGTCGGCTTGTTTGTCACGCCCAATCCTTGCATTAAATCGGAACCTCTAACCTTTTGCTTACCAGTAAGACCCTTCATAAACGCGTCTTCCCGATCTGTAGGCGTTCCGTTAGCTGTCTTTAGTATTGCATCCATCCCACCAAACAAAGCCTGTTGAGGGCGATTTAGAACGTCTAACGTATCAAAGAACCAGTTTTGATCCTGTGGCAAATTTAGAGCCTTTTCTACAGGATTCCGCTTATCCGGGTTTACCGCCCAACCTGAGTTTTCAATACGCAGCTTCGCATTAGCGATTGATCTATCTGTTGCGGCTGTGTCGAATGGGTTTGGCTTCATCAATGGGTTAGGCGCTAATGCATTTGTTGCAGGAGAAGAAGTTGAGGAAGGCTTGAACAGCCCTCCACCAGAACTTTTTTTGCTAGTACTCGCACTACTTGTGGAAGGATTGAACAAACCGCCGCTTGTCTTTTTCTTTTCTTCTTTTTTAGTACTGCTTGAATTGAATAATCCCGGCATGTTCAACCCTCCTATTTGTTAACTGTGGTGATCAAGTAGTTATACCCTTCAACGCCGTATTTATCGATGTATGCCTGTGCATTAGCCCGCAATGCTTCTCTTGCTTTAATAGGCTCCTGTACCATTGCTGCCGCATCTTCTGCAAAATCTGGATCAGATTTATAGTCATAGTCTCCGGGGCTGTTTAGTTTTTGCTTAGCTAAATCGTTTGCAATTACATCTTGATCCTGTTGATACTTAAACTCTTTTTCTCTGAATGCTTGTTGAGCTATAAATTCTTTTTGATTCTGTTTTAAATTTGCCCATTGAAGACCTCTTGCTGCTGCCGCTTCTTTCATTTCTTGCTGGAAGTTCTTCTCTTGGAACGTATTCTCCCAAGCTTGTTGTGCCTTCTGCCAATCGAATTGCTTGGAGTTGAAGGTATTTTCCCATTCTTGTTGGCCTTTAGCGAATTCAAATTGACGATCGGATTCCAATACGCCCCGGTCAAATGCTCTATCTGATTCAAGCACCCCGCGGTCAAAGCTTTGATCTCTGAATTGATTATCAAGCGCCTGTTGCCCTAACTGATTCGTTGTAGAGAGTAGGTTCCCAACGTCCCCCACCTGATCGCGGTATTGCTGGTATTGGTCGCTATACGTGTCTCTATACCGCCCATAAGCCTGCTGAATCAACTGCGGTAGTATTTCATCACTCACGCGTCCGTACTCTCCCTGCTGGATTTGTGCGGCTCTATCGCCCATGATTGTACTGTTCAGAAGCCCGCGGCGGTTCATTTCTGCCATAGCGTTACCTGTAGCGGTCTGTGCATTCGCTCCTGCGCGTCGTAATGCGGCCTGATAAACAGGATCGGCTTCTGCATTATAGTTGAATTCCTGCGGCTTCGGCGCGCTACCTAGCATGCTTTCTAAGCGTGTGTACAAGTCCTGTTGCTTCTTCTGATTCTCTCGTTCGCGTATTTGCGATATAGCCTGTTTCAGTCTATCGCCGCTTGCAATCGACGAGCCATTCACAACCTTGTCAGGCTGCAGTACGTCCATTCCCCCAGCTGTGACCATGTTGCGGCCCTTGTCATAGCCGATATTGGTAAAGCCTGCGCCCTCTAATTCTCTACGTACATACGACTGACCGGGATCAAGCCGGAATGGTTGTTGTGCTGGTTGCGCCGGTTTTGGCTGTACCTGATTTTGAATAGATGTTTTGATTTGATTATATCGCTCCGTGTTTGCCGAATTGGTCGGCGCTATTCCGGCAGCGGCTTTACGTTTCAGCTCAGCTTCAAGTTGTTCTGCTGTTAGTGCGGCCATGATAACCCCTCCTTCAAAATGAAAATCCTATCGTGACATACCACAATAGGATCGTGACAAAACATATCGAAACGAAATATACAGAAGTAAATAGCCAACGCCATTTCGTGAATATTCCTGCTATCTTTAAGTGAATCCGACCAAATATGATACAAACGACAATAAGAATAGCGATAAACACCGCATTCCAGAGCATGGAGATTTGATCGACTGTCATGTTATCCCTCCTAATAAAAAAGCTAGTTTTGTGTGTGAGAATGCGCCCCAAAGCTAATTCCATTCCATGTCACGGAACCGCCGCTAGATGTAGCTAATGAGGTTCCGATTGGTATGCCGCCATTCAAACTTTGCGCTCCATTAGAGCTTGTTGAAGCCCCGGCCGTAGCCTTTGTATCAACTTCGTCTTGAGTGGCGATAACTTTCCAGCCGAAACCGTCATTGAGTTCCGGAGTACCCGATACGGCACGGAAACCCTTTCCGTCTGATGCTTGTATTCGCACGTCTCCGTCATTGCCTAGAAGAATGTATGCACCGTGAGCCGTGATGTATTGTCCGGTACGAGAAGCGCCGTCAACCGACTCTGTGTCGTGCGTCATAACGGTCTGTTCTGCCCCTGTAGAATCCCTGAATATTAGAGCTTTCGCCCCTTTTGCGGGAGTTGTTCCAATCGTTATCCGCTCAACTCCATTCTCGTCATAGGCATGTAATCCCGTTGAGTTGATTACGACACGCATCCCTGATGATGCGCTGCCTATGATCGCTCCTATGGCTTCCATGACGCCATTCTGACGGACTTTCCAAGGAGCTGTTTCCTTGTCTACCCCTCCGGCGAAAAAACGCACAGGATCGGAACCTGTATCGTCTGTGGACATGCCTACGTCACCGTCTTTGGAAACAAGCTCCGTATTGTCTACGAACCAACCGCCAACCTCGGTTATGTTCTTGCTGCTGAGGTGTCTAAGCATATGGTTCATAGTCTTCATCATCTGGGCGACAATATCCCGCAATTCCTCTATGGATTCGTCGCCGCGTAATCCGTTGAAACTAGGCGTCTGTCCAGGCATCTATGTCACCGCACTTTCGATTTGATCCCATGATACTTCCCTGATCGTACATGGCCCTGTACCCTCGATCTTGATTCTCAGGTAACTGCCCCAAACTAGCTTGCTCGGCGCTATCGGGATCCGCTTGTTTGATATGTCGTTAACGCTTATACTTCCGACTTCCGTCCATCCACTGTCTGCTTCCGGAACATTTGTAATCGATACCGTTACCGTACTGCCGGAAGGCTTATCCAACGTCAACCAAACCTTAGTAAACCGCATTTTCTGACTAATGGATTGCCCTGTCAGCGGCTTACTTTCCCACTTCCAACTAATTGCCGCACCGTTTGCTGTTGTGCCTCCGATCTTATATACACGTCCCTGCGCATCAGCCATGTATAGATCGTCGCCCATTTTCAGCATGTGTACGGCGTTGAGTCCTGTCCATACGTCCCATTGATCTTCAATTGTGTCATAGACTAGGATCGTGTCCGGCGCGGTTGTTGAAGTCATAGGGAAAGCCGCATAAAGGTAACGTCCATCAGAGCCCATTGCTACCGTGTTCTTTCCTGTCTTGTTCATGTTGTCGATGTACCATTGAACCCGCCGCGAAAACTCTTTACGGGGCCGTACACCGCCGCTGTATTGGTAGATTCCCGTTTCATCGATGAAGTACAGAACGCCACTAAGGTTTACAATAGCTTGGTCATTGATCGCCCCAATGTCCTCGGCAACGGTGATGAATTCAAAGTCGCTCGGGCTTGTGCCGTATAGTTCATGACTTGAATTCGGGAAAAATACGGTCAAATGTCCGGTACCGGACTTGAGTCCGATAATGTCCTCGCCGTCGTTCGTCTCACGCGTGATGCTTCCTGGCGAACTATCATCAGGCGTGCCGACCAGCGTCCATGAATCAGCCAACGACAGGCCACTATAATGGACCATATTGCCAACGGCAGCATAAAGCCTGTTATCGTGTTGGTCAATGAACTTAGCGCCTGCAGGAGCGTTTGAAAGGTTCTGAACGGTACTGCCGTCATAACGCTGTACCGCATCCACTCCGTTGGATCCGATGAGATTCACCGCGCCTAAGTTGGCTTTGAAATTACAAAACGCCCAATTTGCAGACGTGTTAAGTCCACTCTTGAGCGTTGTCCATGTGCTTCCGTCCCATTTTCTCCATGTGCCGTCATTGAATACAGCGTGTAACTCCGTGTTTTTCCATGCGGCCAATCCTAGTACCCGCGTTCCGATTGTTGATCCAAGTTGCGTATACCCCGGCTTAACCGTGAGTGCAGGCGTTTTGGATGATGTTAGGTTGATTGGGTTAGGTGAGAACACGTCATTGATGGAGTAAGGATCAAGTTTGTTCACGCCCCGGAATTCCCGCAAGGTAAGGGACGGTAGTTTCTTTCTGGTTGAAGGCCAGTAGTTCAAATGTATCTCCTTCTTTCGTACTCTTTCATCTTGATCATGTGACGCAAAAAAGACCGAGTCTGCCAAGAACCTGGTCTTTTGTGTATTCGTTTCATTATTCGGTGATAGTGATATGAGAGAAAGTTCATGATATCGCCCCCTCTATGCCTTCATTACAATGGAAATAAAAAAGAAGATCCTCAATTAGCGACCTTCTCCGAATAGACTTTCAATAAAGCAAATGTTGCCCATAAATGCATACTATACAGTCCGTTATCAGTAAAGTATTGAATCAACATTGTCAGAGATGCGATTAACAAACACGAAACGAGAATCCTTTGTTCTCCGGTTGTATGCTTAATCCTCCGAATCGCTTGGAAAAAGATAAAACCTACAGCCGTTCCGAAGAATAGCATTCCAACAATTCCAAGCTCGGCTAGTACAGTTAGGAATGTGTTGTGAACCTCTTTGTTACGCTCAAATGTAAGATAGGTTATTTCATAAACGGCGTGAAGAGGAAACGTATTTAGACCGGACCCAACTATCGGATGCTCTAAAAACATTTTTGTTGCTACATCCCATAGTAAGATACGTTCGGTAGTTCTTCCGTCAATAAAACCTTGGTATTTGTTTAAATTAAAAATGCCCGGATCTGCTATATACGCAATGGATGTGATAACAAAAAGAATCGCTCCGAGTCCAAGTGACACTCTTCTCATTGTCTTACTTACTATCAGCGCGTAAATGATGACACTAAGTACTAGTGATATGATTGCACCTGTTGAAAAGGTTAACACTAAGGCGGAACTGCATATCAATAAAGGCAAAATGTATTTTTTCCCATACACCTTAATTGCATACATGGAAACTGCTATCGGTAGCAACAAGAAGTTAGAAAACTGGTTTGGTACAGAAAATGAATTAACTTTCGGTCTAGGGTCCCACACATAGTAATGAATCCCTGTATCTATGCCCATATAAAAACCGATGTATTGATAAATCCCGTACAAGGAAGAGATCACACCCGACCAAATGATTACCTTCAATATGGTTTCTTTCTTGCTGATCCTGGCAATATCTCGAATGACAATATACATTCCGATTAACAATATAACAGCAAATAGTAGTGTGACACTGCGATTTATATCAATGGAATTAAATAATGACATCAGAATTGGTACAACTAGCATCACAGGAACCATTTGATTTGATAGTTGTTTAGTCATAAACAAATATAACAACCCGATAAACAAAAAGATTTGAGACATTTTCAGACTGAATAGACCTACATCAAATACCAGTACATTTTGAAATGGCAGGAAAAACAATATGCCTATTATAGATATCTTACCTGCATCTTTTGTTAATTTTGGAACAACCATCATTAGAATAATGACGGGAATGATGTACAGAGATTTTACCCCTATGGCACTTACTGATGCTCCGACAAAAATAGAGAGTGCGACGAAGATAATTACCATGGGGATCTTATTATTAATTAACATTTATAGACCCCTAACCTAATTTTTACCTCAATCATACTCTATTATTTTGTGTCTGGAAAGGATTACGCTCTAAAAAGAAACCACTCGTAAGTAATAGAAGTTCCTGCACCCGGTGCCGATTGAAGGTTAACTGTGAATCCTGTCGTTGCCTTGCCGCTTGGCGCAACAGGAACATAAGCGCCACTTGCCGGGGCTCCTGATACACTACGAACGGTGAGCATGATGCGAAAGCTCGTATCCGGCTCTGCGTTAGTAAACGTAACAGCCTGACTTGTGTTTGCATCGGAAACCGTTACGCTTCCCCCTAAGTTGTTTGCGTTGGAGTCTGTCCCTGAAATACCGCGAACATTTTGAAAAAAGTTAGAGAATATCGCTCTCGGAAACCTCGTCGTAACAGACCTAAATACGTTTGTGTATGCGTAGTTCGAATCACTTCCAGAGCTTGCAGACTCTATTCCTGTAGTTGTATTCGCTATTGTGTTACCTGTTGCGTTATTGCCGATTGCAGATGATTCGAAGTATATTCCTCTTGAATTGGCTATGCTGTTTCCATCGATTGTATTCCCAGAGATTGTATTGTTTAGTGCCGCTGTAACCTGAACGCCCATTTTATTGGGGATAGTTGCATTATTTTCAGTCAACCTTATTGTGTTTCCTGTGACAGTATTTTTTATAGATGCAATATTTTCAATCCACACACCAACATCGGATTTAAACAGGTTTCCAGTAACCACGCAATTCACGGCTGATAGCAAATGGCATCCTGCCGTATACCCTTCGAGTATATTACCAGTTACCGTTACTTCGTCGCCGCCATTTATATCGATTCCCCATCCGCCATAATATCCCGTTACGTTCTTTACCGATATATTCCCTGAAAACACATGGCGTTTTCCGTTGTTACTGATGCCTGCAAATGCATCGTTTATATTGAAATGGATTCCGTTTTTAATAATTACGTCAGTTGAAGGTATTGCACTACCTGAATTGTAAAAGTTTGTTAAGCAATACACTTGTGTTCCGGCTGTTAATTTATTTGTATCTTTCGTTGCGTTCCAATTCGTTACAAGGTTTGTTGAATCTACGTCTGCATATACTCCTACTTGTTGACCGAAAGTATAGCAGTTCTCAACTAATACATCTGAATGACCATCATGCACATAAACATGACTGTTTAAGAATTTTTCGAATCCAACTCTCGTTACCATGAACCCTTTACCTATAGCCGCACCTTGAGTACCAATCCCTATTTTGTTATATCCAATGAAATCAGCGCCGCCGGATTGTTTTACGTAATCCGAACCAGAGATGCGACAATCTTCAATAGCTGCATTATCTTTTAAGTATACAAATATGTGATTGCCGGATTTCCCTCCCGTTCCCGAAACGAAACGAGTTGAATATCCAGAACCACGAAGTACTACGTTTGGCTTCACGTTTATAAAGTTATCTGCGCTAATAAAGTATGTCCCAGGAGGTGCGTAAACAACTCCTCCACCTGCAGCAGTACAAGCATCAATCGCAGCTTGTATTGCAACTTGGTCGGCCGTTACCCCGTCGCCTTTAGCGCCATATGCCTTAACGTTGTAGAGGATACTACCCCATATATTCTTAACATTAGCTGCCGCCGCAAACTGTTTTGCAATCTGTTCCGATGCCTGTGTCACCTGCTGGCCCACCGCCTTCCTACTCCGTATACGTCCTGTACGCGCGTCTGCCGCGCCCTCTTTGACCGTCTGTATTCCGTCTCGATTGTGTTGCTATCTGCCGTAAAGTTCTGAACCATATCACCGTCTTGCGCAATCTCGGCAATCTGACGGCATACACGATAAACAATGATCATATGCCAATCTGCATCAAAGTCAGGGGAGGCGCTTAGATTGCTTTCTGTTAGCGTCGCCGGGTCTTTATAGTGAAACACCGTCAGACCAGCTGTAATGCTCGTTGTAGGCGTTGGATAAAGCCCTATGGTGTTATCGTCCTCGATGTAATAGTAATAGCTCTGAGAGGAAAGGTTGATGTCCTGGTAAGGGTATTCCTTGCCGTTGACCACCACATCGAGTGTGGTTTGGCTTGGCGACGAATAATCAACCGGATAAAAGGGATTGTCTGCTATGATGTCGTACACGTCTGCGGTGACCGGCTTATATATCGTGCGGAATAGCCGCCGTTGAACGTCGTTGATCATGCTGATTACCTGCGCATTTGTCAGTGCATGCGGGTACTTAAGCGCGATCATGTCCAGTATTTCTTGTAGTGTCATTGGTTATCACCCCTTGGGATGTTTAGATCGGTAATGGGTCATTAGCTGGCCCTTGCTATCCGTCATGAAATCGCAATGCTTGCAGGAGAATTCCTCGCCCGCAATCTCAGTCATGCCTCCGCGAATCATAGCAGACGCTTGAATATCGTCGATAGCCGTTAATGTGTTTCCGTTTTCTGCTTTGAATGTTCTCATGATGCGCCCTCCTTTAACCTTTACCGGCAATCGTTGCAGTGATCGTTGCTGCAGCAGACGAAGAAAGTCTTACATGCCGTGCTCCTAGATTGGGCACAGATATATAAAAGTGTCCTGCACCTGCTAATACCGCTTTTAGAAATGAGTTATACCAGTTAACCCCATTTTGTGAAACCTCGACGCTAATATCTGTCGCAGCGTCCACACTGCCAAACGCTGTCACGTTGGCGGTAAACTGACAATCTATTCCCGGTGATGTTCCGTTGGCCAATACCGCCGCCGCATTCCACGCATTCCCATGTGCGCCGACAACTGGAACACTTGCTAGATCTACGTCACCGATATTGTTCGTTCCTGCTGGAAGTGCTGGAAGACTTGTTACGTCAACCGAACCTATTTGACTTGTGCCGGCCTTTATCTCTAATTCGCCATATACATACATCTAATTCACTCCTCCTTAATAAAAAAAGGGCAGAGCGTTTATACACCCTGCCCCGTTAATTATGCGTTCTTGTGTACGTACAGACCCTTCGTCTTTTGCGATTGAGCGAATGCATCGTAAATGACGCGGCCCTCTACCAATTGGCCATTAATGCCTGGAGGATTCGTGTGAATCTTAAGCTCACGCAGCTGCTCCGGTGCTGTAATAACTGAACGATGCGCCGCGATAAACTCCGTGTTAGCTGGCAGGTACGATGTCGGAACCATGACAATTTTAATTCCGTCTACCTCGCCCACTTGACCACGGATCAACATGTTCTGAGCAATCTCAGACGCTTTGATGAAGCTGTTGTCTAGCTTTAGGAAGTTATAGTACGACGGCTTAACAAAGGCGATACGGCCACCCTGCGGAACCTTGTTGTCACCGAAATACTCGGTAGCTTCAAGCAGGCTGGAATACGCATTCGAAGCCGTGATTACAGCTAATGCCGTGCCGCCGGCTGTAGTTGCCTGGGTAGCCATGACACTGAGGCGGTAAATGTCGATTTCAGGCAAAACCACTTCATCAATCTGCCGGGACAACGCTTTGTTTGCATTACGCGCGCCTGCAGATTGAAGTTCATTGCCTTTATCCACTGTGAAGGAGAAGGAACGGTCTTTCGCCAGTGTCATTTCTTGTACAGTGTCTTGCAGCTCCGTAGGCACGCCGTAACGGTTCGTGCCCGTTCTTGCGTAATCGTTCATCGCTACAGTCGGGAAGGAGTATACCTTAACCGTCTGTACGCCGACCCAATCATAATCTTTATTTACTGCCGATTCCGTCAGCGACATAAGTTTAAATCGTTCGTCTACCTTGCTTGAATATTTCGCAGCTAAATTTACAGCCATTTTTTACCACTCCCGTGTGTTATTTTTATTCATCGAACAGTCCATCAAAGAGTGCATCTTTCTTCGGACTCTTACCGTTTCCATTCTTGCCAACGCCCTTTACCGGTGCTTTCTGCTTGACTTTCTCTTTGTGCTCTTGCTTCTTTTCCTGCTTCTCCGCTTGCTTCTTTTGCTCGGTTTTCGCTTGCTCTTTCTGTTCAATCAGATGCTCCATGTATGCGATCTTAAGCGGCGTACCGCTTTGTACAGCCTTAACTACATCGGCAGGAAGAGTGTCGCTTTCTCCGAACTCTCGCCCGTTAACCTTGGTGTAATAGGTCAAGAATTCTTGCAAGTCCTTCTCGTCCTGCGTCTGCTCCGGCTCCGGCGTGTTCTTATTTCGGCGCGTCTCGACAACTTCCTTGGCTACATCTTCCGGAACGCCAGCATCAAGCAGTTCCTCCAGCTGGTTCTTGTACTGCTGATCGTCATGCCACCGTATATACTGCTCAACGGTCATGTTCTGCTCGTTAGCCAGCCGACCGATAAACGTCAGGCGCGGATCGTTCTTGTAATCGTTGACCTGCTGCTTTACGCGCTCATAGTCCTTGCCCTTCTGAACAAGAGAAACAAGTTCTTCCTCGCTGTACTCGGCCTCTACCTCTTGATGATTCTCCTTGGTTTTCAGGCGGTAGGTTTTCGGTGTGGTATCCTCTTCCTCTTCGCTTTCTTCCTCGTCATCATCGTCGGTATCGTTTTCCTTGGCATCTTCTTCGCCGTCGGTTTCTTCCGTTTCGTCTTCCTCTTCTTCGCCCTCCGATTCATTGTCGTTGGTATCTTCAATTTCCTCGTTAGGGAAGTCATTTTCCTCAAAAATGTTAATTACGTCTTCGTCCACGCTTATTCCTCCGTCCCATGGTGAGGGATTGTTGTGCCTAGTTTTACGTCATACGACATGACGGTTTCTTTACATTCCTGCTGCCTGTGCTAGTAATTGCTCTTGAACCTCCGGCGGCTGCTGGCTAAAGTACACCAACTCTTCGTCGCTCAACGATGCCAGCGGATCTTCCTGCGCTTGTGCAGTTTCCTCGGATTCCGTCTCTGCTTCCTCCTGCTGCATACCCATGCGCATCTTAATATCGTCAATCAATTCCTGTTTCTGCGTGACGTAACCATCCGGTACACGCTCAAGGAATTGCATGAAGTCGATATAACCGCCTTGCAGAAGATTAGACAGCGTTTGAATAACTGTGATCTCGCTGTACTTCGTCGATTCTCCAACGGAACACCCAACGTTCAGCCACATGCTTTTAAGTTGACTAAAGTCGAATTCGTGGAGCGACCTCTGCCCTTCTTGTTTCATGACAAGTGGCCTGATGCCGTAATAGGTGCCCATCATGTCAATAAGGATTTGACCGACGTTCTCCATCCACTCGCTCATGTTAGCTGCAACATTTCCAAGCGGAATAGACGTTGCTTCCTGAATAGCTATGAGTGCGCTGGTGTTCTTCGGGTTTTCTATATTACCTATGCTTGCGTCAGATATGCCGGCTGTCTCCTTGAAATAACCGACAATCGTATCCAGCGCTTGGATGATCTGCGGCGACATATTGCCCGGCTGAATTTGGTCAATGATCGTGTTCATTGGCCTGTCTCCAATGTTATCAACGGCAATGGAGCGCCCTACGCGATTATCTACGCCATCAGGCAATAAGTTCTCGTCATATACAAGCTTCGGGAATGCGGACATCATCAAGTGGTACATGATCATTGCCGCCATCTTATTGATGAATATCTGCGTCGGGATCAAGTCAGTGACCAAACTACGTCCGTGATAGGTGTTCTTTTGCTTCTCCCAATTTAGCCACGCGATCGGATAATACGAAAGTTCAGTGTCAATCTCATCAAAGATCATGACAGTCGGAGTACTCTTGGCTACGCTGATCGTGCCGTTCTCATTACGCTTGTAACAGTAAATGAACAATGCTTTACCGTATTCGTCTACGTTTTCGTTCTCGATCTGTCCGTTTGCGCCTAACTGCCACTGATAATCGCTGTCAGAGACAATCTGACCGGCTTCATTTTCACTCATGCCTTGTTCAATTGCTTCTTTACGAAGGTTGTCAACGGTATCACGTCCCACAACCAAGATATAAGGCTGCGGCTCGGTTTCGTTGCAGTTCGGATTGCCGAATATGATGTTAATGCCATCAACCAGCTCCATGACGATCTCGCCCTCAATGTCTCCCGATTCGGCCCCATATGGCTTGATCGATGTATCAAAGTAAAAATGAGCGCAAGCGTCGCCGGTTATGGCGCTGTCAAAGGATGCCTCACGCAACCTGAATTCCATTTTGAATTTCTCTAGCAAGAATTCGATATGGCTGTTCACCATTTCGGTAACCTGTACGTTCGACATGCCTTCGATGGTCACGCCGGTTGATTGAAGGTAAGGCGATAGGTGAATCTTTAGGTTCGACGTGGTTAACGATGCAACAAAGAACGTGACAAACCTTCGTATGAAGTTTAGGACCGGCTGCGGTAAGTCGCTATCCTCGTCTAGCTCAAGTCCTCGCCATTGCTTGCCCTGGAACATGTCCACGCTCGTATCAACATCATCATAATAGTTTGGCTCCAAGCGATTGTTGTAGTTCACGCCTGCCTGATAAAGATTGTATATGCTCTGTGCGTCTGCCAATCTTTACCCTCCTTTCCTTGGGCTATATGCGAATATGCGGTTAAAATGATCTTCAAACCGCTCACGCCGCCGTTTAAGATCTTGCTGATCGGGTGTTAGATCTTTATCAGGTGTGCGCTTCCTGCCCGTTGTATAGCCCACGTAGAAGCTCCCTGCACACAACAAAAGAAGCGCAAGCATAATCGCCGCGCCTAGTAGTAATTCCATATTGATCCTCCTTAGAACCGGATAAACGCATCCATTTGTTGATATCCGCGCTGCCTCCGAGCTTCTTTCTTCTCGTCCGCTGGTTTGCGATCCCTGAACTCTCTTGCCTCGTCATTCATGGCATATCGAACCATATCAATACTGTGGTTGTTTCTGTCCGGGTAACCGGCTTTGAAATTGCCGTTAGCATCTTTATCAAGCTCATACGTCAAAAACTCCCGCGCTGTCTCCGGGCAACGTGTATCATCAATGATAATGGCTTCCAGGTCTTGCAGGAACTTTATGCCGTACTCAATACTGTCCGGCCCTTTCTTCACGCCACGGATCCGCAAACCATATTGCCGCATCTCACTAATGCTCTTTGGTTCCGCTGAATCAGCTATGATTTCTTCGTTATTCTTGTTCTCTTCTTTGATGTGTTCATAGGCTGCCCGATTGGATAGCCCAACCTTGTAAAGCTCATGGAATATATACAACCGCTTGTACTTCCGGTCATAGTGCATCACGCCGTAAGCTAGCGGGTCAATCGCATAACCATAGTCAAGGCCGCGCTTGATGTTGTAAAAGTCCTCGATCTCTTCGTCGCTAATCTTGCGACATTGGACGTTATCAAAGATTTCACCACCTGTACCGGTTACCGATCCCAAGTATTCATGCTCGTAGCTCGTTGGCTTCGTCAATTTCAGGTGTTCGGCCTCGACAATGAACTGTTCACCTAACCATTCACGCGGAACGCTTAAATAGGTGCTGTGATGCGCTACACGGTCTGAACGAGTGAGTTGCACCTCAGCATTGACCCAGTTGTTAGCTGACTTCGGTGGATTGTAGGAATAAAATACAGTGAACTTCTTGCCACCACGCATTAGAGACTGATTAATCATCCGGATCTCTTCCATGCCGGTGAATTCATCGACTTCTTCATACCACAGAAACTTGCAATAACCTTTAGAGAACTTAATGGACTTAATCTTCTTTGGTTTATCAGCGCCTCTGAACCTTATTTGCTGTCCAGTTGGCTTGTATGTTAACCCTAACGGGCTGATACTCTTATGCCAGTAATCGTCAACGCCTAACACTTCAATGGCCCATGATAGCTGCTCGTAAACGGAATCTCTTAGCGTGTCCTTAACTTTACGCAAGGCAATGCAGTTTGCATTTGAATCGGACATGATGCCTAAGATGATCTCAATCGCCACGAAAGAGGATTTTGTGGATCCACGACCGCCCCCGAGCCAATAATGAGTGTGAGCGTCGGCTTTAATGTCTTTATGGATCGTGTGGAACGATGGAGCAATGACGCTAGATAGCCTGGTCATTTGATATCATCCGTTATTGTGACGCCTACATTCACATTCACATTAGGACTATCCTTAAACATCCCTAAATGTTTTCCTATCAACTCAGTCGCCCTGTTGGCTCCTGTACTATCAAACTTATATTCTCCCGATTCTTCCATCTGCCGAGTATCGGGGTTAAACTCAATAACCGGTTCAGCTGTCATACAACGATCTGATATTTCCATCAACCTTTTCAACACCCAATCAGCGTCAACAGATAGTTTTTCAGCTCTGACCTGCTGTTTTTCCTCTATATACGCGTGAACCTCAACATCTTTCAACAATCTGCTACCTTGACTGTAAGCTGTCTTCTCACTGTATCCAGCTTTTACCGCAGCTTCTGTGGCATTGAGAAGAACTAAGTAATGGTCAGCGAATAGCTTCTTCTTATCAGTCAATGCCATCATTCATCATCTCCTCTCCCGAAGAATGCCCACATGGCTATACGCCACAGGATTAGATTACATACTGCATATATGCTAATGGCGTCCAGGTCGGTCACTACATGTTCCTAACAACGTAACTTACTCCAATTCCTACACCTATGATCATTGCAGCTATTCCAATAATGCAAAAAGATAACGGTTGTTTTGTTCGCATTGTATTCCACTCCTTATAACGCAAATAACCGCCATTTGGCGGCTACTGCGAGAGCATTACTTGTCGCGTCAATGCATTGGGATACATTGGCTGCAGGATTGTTTGAATTTTATATGTGAAGCACTATGTGCCTATCACCATCATAATATGCAAACGCGGTCGGCCTGTGATCCCAATCCGCGTCCGCATTTGGTTCATCCGGCATGAATGACCTATAAGTAGAATAACACAAATTGTCTACGCCGGATTGTACTATCTTGTACAGTTTATCCTATCATTGCCGTTTGTTTCATGCGCTTCAATTTGCTGCTGATCCTCGCTATCCAATCGTATGAGTATTGGAGCTCGGTAGCTATCGCCGCTATCGTCTTACGTTCCACATCTCGCATATAAGCGACTCTGTACTCCAGTGTATCGAACTTACTCATCCTTTCCTCCATGCGTCTCTTGGCTTCACGCTTGAGGCTTAGAATGTCGATTACATCATCAATCGTCGCTTGAATGGTTTGAGCCATTGGCCACAACTGGTTTAATGGTGTATCATCCGAATTGCCTGATGGCATACCGCTATAACTCGCTACAAGTTTAGTTCTCGGCCCTCCTGCAAATATGCGGCGCTGGACGATCTTTAGTTCTAACTCGAGCTCATTCTTCCGGATATCCAAAATCTCAATCTCATTACACAGATCGTTGTACGTTCTATCCCAATCGAAGTTACTCATGCCGGATTCCCCCTATTTAGTTTTGTATTTAAACGGTGTGTGTTCCCTCTACGCCTCGCGCTTCCCGGTCCATCGTCCTCTTGCGCAGCCACATAAGAGATTCCTCAAGCTTGGTGATCGCTACTGCATTCTCGCGGCAACGGAACTCACTATTCTGGAACCCTTCCAGCCTGCGGATAACCATATTGATCAAGTCCTCATTGTTAACGCCGTTAATGCCGGCTTCTTTGATAGGCCCCTCTTGGAAATGGATCTTCGCTAGAACCCCATCTTCACTCCGGACTTCGAATGTATGCGGAGCATTGAATTTGTAATCTTTCTCATGATGTACCGTCGTGTACTTCTCAGTAAGCAGCCCACTTGTAAGCTTGACCATTTCCATTGCAATTCTCCTTTGTTTAGAGCGCCCCGATCAGGAGCGCCCCATTTGTATATTAAGCTGCATTTACTTTCGACTGTTCAAGCTGTGCGACTCGGGCTGTGAGCTGGTTGAACTCCCGGCGAGTAACCGGCGCATCGCTTTCTGATACAACGCCGTGTTCAACCAATCCAGTGGTTGGCTCCTCTTGAAAGGGGAATACCGGCGGTACTACCAGTGGAATATTTGCTTCAACGTGTGTATCGGGCTCAACAACTTCTGCAGCAGCTTTTGCGGCTTCTCGCTCAAGGCGAAATCGGCCGGCCTCCGCTTCGTCCAGTTGGCGATACTTGCCGATGTATATGTACTTGTCAGTGATTTCCTCGTCTGTTTCAGCAAGTTTGGCTCTAAACTCCACTTTCTTCAGCGGATCAGTCGGCTGTACATCATATATTGCTGGACGCTGCTCTTTCCAAGCCTTCATAGCATCAGCCATATCACCTTCAACGTTCGTCACAATGCGAACCGCTGCACTCGCTCCGATCGCTTGTTCTTCACGAAGTTTATCGATGTGCTTCTGCTTCTCATCTGCCAGAAGTTCAGCTGCTGCTTTTGCTCGTACTGCGTCTTCTGCCATCCGGACAGCTGCATCACGCTTCTGCTCCAGGTCTTCTTTGTCCATAATCGCTTGAGCAAGTTGTTCCTTCAGCGATTGAACCATTTCCTTCGATTCTTTCAACTCTTCCTTAAGCTGGTTTTTATCAGCCTCGTACCCTGCTTTTAGCTCCAGCACTCGCTTACCGTTCTCATCTTCCTGGGAGAGGTGGATATTGGTGAAATGGATTCGTAGAACTTGCGCCGATCCTTCGTCCTTGGTGAATACGCGGATAGGGTACTTTTCACCGTCGAACTCTACCTCATCAAAAGCTGTATTGATTCGTTCCTGCGCTTCTTCCATACGATCCTCATGCTGTTGCGTGATCTCCTGCTGCGTGCGAAGTCCCGTTATCTTCTTCTCGATTTTGTTAATGTCGTCAATGATGTTCTGCCGTTCCTGTATGTTCGTGCTGCCGGAATACTGCGCTTGCAGCTCGCCCTTTTTCGCTTCCAGTTCTGCCATTTCAGCCACTAGTATTTCTCTCAATTTCATTCCTCCGTCCATATGATAAGTACTTTTATCCATACTATAATACTACCACAAAAGTTGTAAAAAATCCAGTAATATCAAGGGTTTATGGCATTTTTACACAATTAATTTATATCCTTAATAATGTCACAAAAATCCATACGATACTCAGGTGGGTCCCTCAACTTTGATCATCTCCTATGTAACGTTTTATTCATTCGTTTCTTCTCGCCACTTTTGAACATTCTCATAGGCCTCGTTAGAACCCTGATTCCTTCCACGTGACCAAGCGGATTCAAGCATGCTTGCAATCCACCCAAGTGTATAATCAGGAATTTTTAACGTATCTGGATGATTTTCAATATCTTTCTTAATCTTATCGATCTGTTGTTCAATCCATTGTTCCATTTTCATGAACACACTCCCTATTCATTCAGATACTTTGTTCAAGAACTTAGTCGGACAATTTAAAAGTTTCTTCCCATCACCGAAATCAATGTCGACGTTGCCCGTCAACCAAATGAAGCATATCCTTCCTTGCCCATACTCAACGTCATTAACTATGTCACCTTTTTTAAAATCCATCTCTTGAACGCCTCCTATACGCCTCATACAGACGCTTTAGATTTCTACCCTAGATTTATCCGTCCAACTCTATCAAATCGCTTTAATAGACTCTTCTGGCGGTCTGAGTGGCATATCCTGCACCTCTGCCTCTCTCAACTTACCCAAAACATAATCAACACTTACTACAGGTAGCCCATGTTGGCGCATTTTGGTCAGGTATTGTTTTAATTCGTCGATCGGTGTCATTCAACCACCTCACAATCCACCTTCTTAATATGTCGCTGGTATGCGGTTCCTTCGATCTCTAGTATCCCTGTAAGGTAGTATTGCGGTTTTTCTTCGTCTTCGACCACTTCAAACGTTTCGCCGATGTGATCGATGTACCACCATGGCATTGTATCTGAGTCTGTATGTCCTGTGATCCTTACTTTCATGCCCCAACCTCCTCGATCTCGATTTCAATCCTCGGCTGATCGCTATACCACTTGCTGCTTGATTCCTCCACCACTCGGTTATCATCTTTCCAGGCGATTCCGTTTAGAGCGTCGAAACAACCTTTCACCACGTTATCGATATCCGGTTTAACTATCGGCCGGCGTGTTCCCTCTCTCGCTTCGGCCTTCTTCGCTTTGGACCAATCCTTTGGGATCGGGTAGTAAAATCTCAGCTTCACGCTGACCGGTCCGTCTATCGCGACTTTAATATGCTCCCTTGCTGCCCAGCCGATTCGGGTTTTGTATGCCAGATAGCGTTGTGCATCCGTCTTTACAAACTTTCCTCTACCGGTCATACGAACCGCGCCCATCGGGGTAATGTCTACTGTGATTTTCATGTAAGCATCCTCACGTAAACGTTATAGTTCCCACGCTTTCTCAATTCCTTTGCATATCTAGACGCTTCGTATAAACTCATTGGACCTGTCATTGCGCCATCGTTTGCTATAACCACATGCGTAGTCATTGGGTATCATCCTTTCTTTGGGTTAATTGGCTTGCATTAGACGTTTTCCAATCTCATAAGCCACTCGACTCGTAACTGCGTTTCCGGCCATCTTATACAATTGGCTGTCTGATACACCGTGTTCGTTTAGCTTGTAATACCATTCGTCCGGGAAGGATTGGAGCCCGAAGCATTCAAGAGGCGTTACCTTGCGGATTCTATTTCCGTCAAATAGTTTCGGTTCCTGTCCTCCGCCTTGCATAGTCCCTAAAGTTGGTGCTAAATCGCTTCAAGGAAGTGGTCGAACTCGATTAATCGGTTGTACAGGAGCAGCTCCCACGACTCCCATGCCTTATCTACTTCACGTTCAACTGTTTTCTTTCGTGTTTCAGGCTTCATAGACATTTCCAACCACCTCTCCATATGATGCATATCTCATTAGCGCCTGGACTTGGCATCCCTTGACGGTGAACATTGCCCAATCTTCGGACCAGTAGACCTCATAACGCTCATTGTCGTAATGGATGATGTCTGATTCGTATATCTCCACTCCGTTGCGGTCTTTCAGGCCTGTGTATTGCATTGGTTTTCCTGCCCTAACTTCATTTTTGAAGGCATTTCCATCAACCAACACAACATTTTGGCGCATCACCTTACCATCCCACGCTCTGAACTTAATCTCACGCATATTCATCGCTCCTCTTCTGCTCTACTCTACCCGGATGATCCTCTAGCCCGAACGCTTCCAATCCTCGCCGCAGCCATTCATCAAAGTTTTTGTCGTATAATTCATAATCATCTGATTTATTCACACACTTACCTCCTGTGGAGTGTCGTACAAGTGATTCCATACTATTTGGTAACCCTCAGCATTCGCTTTCTTGTTGAATGCCTCGAAAAATCTCCCCAACTCTTCAGCGTCTTCCAACCATGGTTTTTCAGATGCATCTTTTTTCCATTGATCGTATATGGCCTGTAGCATCTCGTCGTTTATGATTGGCTGCGGTTCTACTCCGTGCATCAGTGACAGGATTCGATTATCTTCTTGCGCCTTTAAAAAGTGTTCTAGCAATTCTGATCTTGCTTTGATGGAGAATGTCCCTTTTCCGTATCCCATTTTTATACCGTTTCGACGATACCCCGATCTGTTATGAGGAACATCGAACATTTTGATCATGATATTTCTCAGTTCAACATACGGCTCAAACCACGGTTTCTTCTTTGCCATTTCTTTCGTGCTATGGTCAATCTTCACAACCGGACATATAACACAACCGAACCTAGCGCCGCACACGTCTTTGTTGTTTTCGTCTTTCCCGGCCCGTTTACCGCGCAAACCGCATTCGCCTGTTGCATCTTTGTATAGTTGGCTTATTTCTTCAGCATCGCCCCAAGGTGTTTTATCGTTTGAGAGGTATTCCCAAATATCTTCGACTGTGAATTTAACAACCGGCATGAACGTACCGTTATCTCCGTAATACTCTGATCCCTCAGAAAGTAGTTCTTTTATCTTCCTCTCCCTACTTGCGCTTTCCGAGTTTCTAACACCGATAACCACTAAAGACGGGTTGAGCTCTTTCATGTACTTGGCTTGTGGTTCTTTTTTGATCTTATGTGTACACCATCTCTCGCGACTATCGTTTCTTGGGAGTGGGTAGCCTAGGCCCAGCACACAATATACAAAGCTGCTGCTCGGTTTGGCTTCTACCTCCTTAATCACAACTGGAAGGTTATGCTTGTCTACCAATGCCTGTATTTTTTCAAATTCCCTTTGTTTTGTCGGGTCCGTTGTAAGATCTAAATGCGTCTGAGCTGATGTGATATAAACCGTTCTATTTCGTTGTTCAGGCTTTAGCATCAACAGAGCTCTTATGACCAGCGCTAGAGTTACTGTTGAATCTTTCCCTCCGCTATAGGCAACCTGCCACGGTCCTTCGTTGTCTTGTGTATATGATTTAAGAATTTCTGCTATTGACTCCATCTTCTTCATTTTGTAATCCATTACTTTTCCTCCCTCAGTCTGCTAAAGCAGCTCCCATTGGACTTCTTCTTCCCTCAAGCGGTAATTCAGTTCCCTACCACCCTTCATAACGATGCGGAAGTCCTTGCACATTTCGTTGATCCTGCTGCCTAACGCTTCGTCTATGTCGCACATCTGGTCAATGCTGCGTTCACTCGATATAAGTATTGGTTTCTTCTCCATGTAACGGTAATTGATGATTGCAAAGGCTTGTTCGATCTGAAACTCTGTCGGAGACTTGCGACCCTTCCACATGTCGTCGATGAATAGCACATCCACTTTTTGAAGCCGGCTTATCCGTTCATCCATTTGGCTAAGATCGTCTTTGATCTCGTTGAATCCTTCCACCCATGGAAAGTACAGAACCTTGACGTTTTGATTCATCAGCTCATTTGCCACCGCCATTAGTAGGTGAGTTTTTCCGCTGCCAGGATTGCCGAGTAAGCAAATGCTGTTCTCTCTCGAATTCCGCAACTGTTGAAAGTTGTCCGCATATACTTTAGCCGTTTGGAATGCTGAGCGAATGATGGCAGGCCTGCGTTCTAAACCGAAATTTTCAAACCGTTTGAGTAGAAATTCCTCTGTTATCTTGCTGCTCTTGAAAGTTCGCCCTATATCCCGGTTCCGCTTGCACTTGCAATCTACCCACCGATCCATAGGAACCATAGTTGGAACGCCTTTAACGGACATTTCTTCTTCTACTTTGACGAAATAGCCTTCGTTATCCTTGCATTCCTGACACTGGTAGGAGGTTTCCGTCTTTATCGAACTTAACCCACTTGCTCGGGAGGACTCCTGATTGGCCCTCGCTCGGTTTAGCATTTCCAACATGAGGTCCTTGTCGAATGCTTTCTGTAGCCCTGCCACTGTTCACACCTTCCCTCTGAGCTTCTTTATGTTTAGCAGCTTCTTCTCTGTTACTGATTCCTTTCGTGATCCAATCCTCCGCAATCTTTCTCATGTACTCGACATTAGGATTTGTAACCCCGTTTGCGCCCATCTGCATGAAAACCTCGCGGATAAATGGATCTTTGTAACCCCTGCCCAAAAGGTTCATGACGTAATTTTGAATGTGCCCGTTGTATTGCAATTTCTTGAATGAAAAGATATAGGCATCCATTGCCGTTTTGGGATCGTTTTTCTCTACTACTACTTCAGAAGAATAATTATTTAAATTATTAACATTATTGTTTGTATGCTTTTGAAATGCTTCAGCGGTGCTTTGTTGGTGCATTGGTGGTGCTTTTGGTTTCCCTGTATCTTGATAAATGTCATAGTTTATAACGGTTAGATACGTTTTTTTGGTGGTGCTTTTATAGGTCAGCATTTGGTCAGCAACGAGACAATCTAAGAACCGCTTAACTTTTCGGTTTGACCATCCCCAATGCTTTTCCATATCGCCCATTGACCAAATCGTTGAACCTCGCTGCACGATCTCCAGCGTACCGTTATGCGTTACCTTTCCTTCTGTGTGATTGACTCGCATCAGAATGTCTAGCCACGCTTCATACTTACTGAATACCCTTTCTTCCTCATAGAGCCAATGCTTCTGAATATCCCGATGAAGGCTTATGTATCCCGACACGGCTACACCGCCCGATTTTCCGCTACATCATTGCGAATCAGGTATAAAATGTACTCGGTGCGAGTCAGGAACCCGTCACGCTTGCACTTCTGATCGATGCGCTCTAGAAAATTTTTGTCCACTCGCATCACGACACTAGCTGTTTCTTTCATATCGTTCGCCTCCTTTGATCTGATTGTATCATATACTATCATACTTTTGTATATACAATTTGATATTTGTGCATAAAATTTTTTTGGTGTGATAAAATATGATACAGGTGATGACAATGAAACAGTTTAATAAGGTGAGAACCGCCATAACGCTCGATCCAGAGGTTCATGCGTGTATGGTAAAGCTGGCCGAACAGGATGATCGATCCGTCAGCCAGCAAATTAATAAAGCATTGAAAGAATGGATTAAGGCGAATTTGACAGATAAGGAGGAAGGGTAGCCCCTTACCTCCTATTCCTCAACATCCACCAAATTGCATCAGCATTCGCTAAGAATCGTATAAAGTGCGCTTTCACATGGATTCGAATGGTAATGTAAAGTGGTGCTTTGTAATACTGAACATTACCGGACTCGTCAGGATGGCTCATGTGATTCCTCCATCTTGCGGATATGTGATTCTTTAATCTGAATTTGATTCATAGCGTACGCAATCGCATCGTCTTTTTCTTCTAGTTCTCGTTGCAACTCTTCCAATCCAGTTAATAGAGTCTGTAACTGCGGAATCGGCATCATCACGTAAACGTACTTGAGTTCTATATCCCTTTTTGCTCTCTTTATAACTTCTTCTAATTGGTTCATTTCGCCAGCTCCTTCATCTTGTCTATCTCTTCATACAAGGCCGTTACTAGATGATTTTTGTCCTTCAATGCCAGTATCAGACTGTCGCACATAGCTTTGATAAGGAATGACGCTTCTACACGTTCAAGATAATTTTTCAGTCCATTTGAGGCCATTTCTATATGATCTTGAGAAGCTTGGTGAATGATCCGTTTATGGTTGATTGCGCTCATTTCGATTCCTCCATTCTTGAAATGCGGAATTGTTCCAGAAACTTGCGTCCATCGTGCGTATTATCACAGTGGTAATGGCAATCGTGGCATAAATGTACGAGCTCCAGAACAGTGGTTCGTTCCTCTACTCTCCATCGTCTGAGCGTGTGAGCTGCTTCGGTTGCTAGTGCGTATTTGCAACGTTCACATACTCCAAGCGATCTTTCGCGCAACTGCCGACGAACCGGGGTACTTATCGCACCCCTTTGTTTAGCTGTCGGCCTGTTCCGTTTATGCTGAGGTTTGGGAACCGCGTTGAGTTGAAACATGGTTAGCCCCCTCTATCTGGAAGTCTTGCTTCATTCGCATCTTGAGCGAGTGGATCTCCTCTGTCGTGCTTTGGAATGCATTACGCCAGCGGTTCATATCCTCGTATGATTGTGCTTCTTCCTCACGTAACTCTTTAACTGCGATCTCTGCATGCGCCTGCTTGTCCTTTGTAGCCCTTGTGACCGCTAACGCTTGCTCATACTTCCTCTTGGCGTAAATGCGCTTGTATGTACCGTCTAGGTGGCTTGAGAGGCGACCGATGAAAACGAGACAGCGTGCTAACAATTCAATCTTGCTCATGAGTGCGCCGGGATTGTCGTCGGGAAGCTTGTCGGCTTCCCTTCGCAATCTACTAATCTCAAAAATGTGAGACTCAAGGTTCATAGATTAACCTCCTCAAAATGGCAAATCGTCCGGACTGATATCGATTGGCTTTCCATCGTCTTGGAACGGGTCTCTTGCTGTATCCGGTCTATCAGCTCGTTGCGATCCGTCCTTGTTCGTATCCAAAAACTTCACGTTGTCCGCGATTACCTCAGTGACGTATACCCGTTTGCCCTCGTTGTTCTCGTAATTCCGGACCTGTATGCGCCCCTCGACCGCGGTTAAACGACCCTTTTTCAGATGATTCGCACACGTTTCTGCAAGCTGCCGCCATGCAACAATATTGATGAAATCCGCTTCTTTTTCTTTGCCTTGCGATACCGGACGATCACACGCTAGAGTAAATTGAGTTACGGCCACCCCCGCAGGGGTGTACCGCATCTCAGGATCTTTCGTAAGTCTGCCAATCAAAATAACGCGGTTCAACATCTAAGCACTCTCCTTTTTCTTGTTCAATCCCTCTTGCAATATGTGTTCCATTTCACGGTAATTACGGCCCTTTTCTTGCATCATGGATACCCAAGATTCAAACCCTTCCATGCTGCCTTTGAACAATTCGTACTTTGCTTTTAATGCTGGCGGCGGTATATCCTGATGCGGTTCAACAACTGGCTTAACGCCATATGAATATCCTTCAGGCAACGCCCATGCAGGAAGTTTAGGAGGAGCTTTCATCTTGTGTGATTTACCAGCCGGTATAAGATCAACCCATACGCTTTCCAAGTTGTAGAGGTAACGCCCGATTCCCCATTGGTAAGCAGCGCGTTTCATCGCATCCGACAGACCGCCTTTAACGGCTTCCATGTTGCTGTCGTCAGCTCCGTCCCACTTTGTCACCCATTCGCCATCCACTTTCACGCTGATTCCGCATAGCTGGCTGTTGTTCTTCCACTCCCGGAACTCATTGCGCCATCCAAACACGCCGAACACCTCGTCTAAGCGGTTTTGAATCGCTCGGTTAGTCACGTATGCCAGTGCAATTCCTTTCGTTTTATCGCCGTTCGTGGAGCCTACACGCCACTCAATTTCATCTGGCAGGAACGGATCCTGCAGCCGTTTCATAATCTCGCGATCATCCATCGCTTTCTACCTCCTCATATGTGGTCTTAATTGGCTGTAAATAGTAATCTTCTGGATTCTCTGGCTTATAGTGACCGATCATAAAATTTTTAAAGTCTTCTACGTGATTGAATCTGAGCGCAAACTTTATAGATTCAACTGATTTAAAATGAACGTTGACCATGTATCCGTCTTTGTGCTTAACAACGTAGGACATATATGTTTCCATCGCCTAACCTCCTTGAACAATCGCTCTCACAAACACACTCGTTACCGTGTCGTAAAACATTGGCTTAACCGTCCGCAACTTGCATAGCACCGTGCCATCCTCTTCAAACGTCAGCACCTTTACCCGATCTCTTCCATGTGGCCGAATAGCGGAGTGTTCCATTACTTGCATATACTGCTCACCGTGATACTCAACAAATGTCATTGAAATTCGCCTGCCTTTATAGTAGGATGGACGTACATTAATTTATTTCTTGTCCGATTGAGAGCAGGTGCAACTGCTCTTTTTTCTTTGCCTGCTTATACCATTTAGCGTGATTTTTAGCGTAAACCATGCGAGTTATTGCTGATTTTGATAGCTTAGCTAACTCCCGATATACGTCCTCGTTTTTCACTCTCAATGATCTTTTCCACCCTTTCCATCTCAGCGATAATTATTGGGTATAACTCTTGGTGATCCCATTCGAAATACTCATCGATGAAATGTTCAAACGTTGGAACGTTGCCGGCTTCGATCTCATTTTCAGTCCAGCAGCTGACTACGGTTTTTATCGCGGATCTGATTTCTTCTTTCTCAGCTTCTACACGATCGTAAAAGGCGCGGCGTTCGTCTTCGCGGATTGACTCGTATTTATCGCCGCCTGGTTGAAAACGTGGATTTATCATATTTTTACCTCCAATTCGTCCCATTCTTCTTGTTCATCCTCAATTTCGCCAGTTCCGTTGCATCGTTCACAATCTCCTATTTCAACGTAGTCGTAAGTTATGTCAGGGTATATGCCGTAGCACGTTTCATAACCTCCGCCGTGACCTTTGCATCTGTAGCACTTCCTCAAGCTGCCCCACTCTCCTTATCAATCACTCTGTTCATGCCCCACACAAGCTCTCTTTGCCCTTCAGCTGCTACAACTTCTGCTTCATACTCAGCACCTGGGAATTGATCATCAATGAACCCTGCCATGCAATCCGCTGCATCTGCCATTTGAGGAAGGTTAATCTTTAGCCAGCGCATAACGGCTTCCATGTCCCATACTCCTGTTTTCTTGCATTGGTACAGAGTGTTGATGTGCTGATTAATTTCGTCGGCTTCAACCGGTTTGTTTAGACTTGGAATGTATGTCATGCGTTTACCCCCTCAATCTCATATCCGTTGACCAGTGCTTTCATGATGTGTGTGTAACCTTTCTCGTGCTCTTCGTCCCAATCGCCAGTGTTGGCCCGAATGTAACTAATGATCGTCTTAATATGAGGGTTGCGGCTTACCCCTCGATATGCTTCACCGATGATGTAGTAATCTGTCAGGTCAGCTGTGCGAATATGTTCAATCGCTTCTGCAACCTCGCGCGGAAGCTTCATCTTTTCACTCATACTCGAATCTCTCCTTTTCTTTCGAATGGTTGCCCTTGTTGGGGATTGCGCACGATTGGTCTAGGACCGAATACGGGCTGGACTTTGTTCATAAGAGCTCAACCTCCAATATTCCTTTTAGGCACTTTTCGCAAAGGTGCTGCTTGCCTTTGAATAGCGCTACACTTTCAAAGCGGCCGCATTCACAGGGCTTGAATAGATCGATTGGACGGCGATAAGGGATGCTGTTGTTATGGCGCTCTCCTGCGGTTATGATTGGGTTTTCCATGTTAGTCCTCCTCTACAGGTATTGAACACTCATAAATTCGTGATTGATGCATCCAAACGTTATCAACCAAAACTTGACGATTACTTTCGTTTACCTGCTGAATTTCGATGATTTCGCCAGCTGGTATTGTTCCAATGGAATAAGATGATCTAATCGTCAGCGGACTTGTTAAAAGCCTTTTGTCACCTTTCTTGAAAATCATCTTGTTCAAGCCTCCTTGTAGATGATTAAGCATTGAGGTAATACTCCAGCATGGGATGTATCCACCATGCAAAAATTGATATCGATGATTATTTCGTCGCCGCTGTTTCTAAGCCAAGTATCTAACTCTCTAGCATCAATAAGTTCGCTTCTTAATTCACTTGCTTTCCATCCGCTAATCATTCCGTTCACTCTCCAATTCCCGTATTCTCGATTCAAGCTCTTCAATTCTCTGCTGCCCTTTCACCATTTCTGAGTAGATAATGGGTAACTCTTTTTCGATAAAGTCGATGATGCGATTCAGTTTGCTGTGTTGCGCCATATACCTTATGTCAGATAGGAAGGTGCGTATGGCGTGAATTGCGTGTTTCATCCTACTCGGTTAGCTTGGGATTCTTCCTCAAGTTGAGCGAAGAATAGATCACGGTGTAAGCGAACCTTGCTGCCGTGTCTCCATACCGGACGGTGCGGCTCCTTCATGATTTCGTAAGCTGTCGAGCGGTGACAGGAGCAGATTTCAGCAACGTGGGATGCAGATAGTAGTAGTGGATACTCTTTCATGGGTGGGCCTCCTTATGCAGATTCTTTTTTCAGGAATTTATTGATGAAGTAAATCTGACCTTTGCCTGTAATCTTGGTTGTGCGAGTCATTTTAACGCCTTCGCTGGCACTTGATCGTTGGCCTAACTTGATTTCCATAATTCCGAGATTCATTGATCGCTGAGTCGGCATGTTGTATTCGCTGCCACCCTTAATGAGGTACCCTTCGTCTCGAAGGTATTGGAATAGTCGCTTCTCACCAATGTCGATTCCGTTTTGTTTCAGAAGCTTTGCCATGTCGTTAATGAGGATGGCGTCCTTCGATACCTGCATCGATTCGGCGTACAATACAAGAGGACGATCCGATTCAATCTTTGCCTCCGCTTGCAGCCTGAGTTGTTTCTCTTCTTTCCAGTTCTGAGCGATTTGGATTATCGTGTCAGGGTTGTACAGGAATTTTTCAATGTCGTTGTTAAGCCCGTCACGCATCCGATTAAACTCACCGATGTACATTTCTTTGAAGCGAGCCGCATCTTTGCCGGTATACCCCATTACGAGAAAAGAAAATCCATCCTGAGTGATAAGATATTTTGGGTAAGAACGGTTCATTTCATCTTGATAGTTGATCTGTGCAAAATTGCGTTGATTGAATTCTTCGCTACATTCGAGGTTTCGTATATCCCTCATCACATCTGCATGTCGCTTTCCGAATGTCTCAGCTACCGTGAGGCTGTCTGTAACTGGTCGGTTGTTTTCGATGAATACTAACTTCATGGTTATTCCTCCTTTAATAAATGGTTCTAACGTGCCAGAATAGTGACTTTGGATAAAAGAAGTACATCTTCTTTTCTGAACCAACTCTAAAGCCGCCATCAACTTCCATAATTACTTGGTCGCTACCTAAACGCTGCGCACGTTCACGGGCATAAGATAAAGCTTCCTCTTTCGTCTTCTTGAAATATCCCATTGTTAATTACCACCTTCCATAAATTTCATTAGTGTCGTAAACTAATGGATATTAGGCTGTTATTTCCTTTTTAAGCGTTTCGCTTAGTTTGGGGTAAAAAGAAATCTTCATTTCTACTCCCATGGCATCAGCAATCAACAATAAGTCTTCTGAGTTAACACCGCGTCTACCTTTTGTGATCGCGCTATACCATGCAACAGTGTGTCCACAGTGTTCTGCAATGTGTGTTTTTGTAATACCTTTTTCTTTACGAAGCTTCTCAATTTGATTGACAACTTTATTCATTTTCTCACCTCCCAATTAAGCGTTACGCTTAGCCATGGGTTAAATATACATTAAGCGTTTCGCTTAGTCAACAACAAATTTAGGCTTTTCGCTCAATAACTTATTCGTAACGCTTAATGTTGATATATTGATAATAGAAACAAGGAGGTGTGACCGTAGTTGAAGACGCTTGGGGAACGATTGAAATATGCGAGAGAAAAGAAAAGGTATACACAAATCGAGGTAGCCGAAAAATTAGATATATCTAATGGTGCTATTTCGGGATACGAAAGAAACTACAGGGATCCTGATACAGATACGCTTAATAAACTTGCTACTTTATATGATGTTACTCCGAATTGGTTGCTGGGAAGGAATGAAAAAGAGAGCGAGTTTTCGCTCCCTGAAAGTGTATATGAACATGTTATCAGAGAGGCAGAGGAAAAATATGGCGTCAACCTCCGGGATGATCCGGTTGTAAATGCAACACTACGCGAGTTGATACTGGGGATTGCAAAGTCAAAGCAATAAAGTCTATAAGACCGTTTTTCGTTTCTTTTATTTCTGTTTTATTAATGATATTCAAAGCCAGCTTACGTAAATTATCATCCATTCGCGCAACCCCTTGTCTTTTGATGCAGCCGCTTATTAGTAAGTACATGATAGCATATCGACCGAAAAATAGGAACGTTTGTTCTTATTTTTGTTCGTAAAATTGAAAAAGGTGGCACGGATATGGAACTTGTACCCGTCCGCTGCCGAGTTCCTGAACTGCTTTACCGGATGGGAAAGGATCAACAATGGCTTGCTGATAAGTCCGGTAAAGGCAGACAAAAAATATCTGACTATTGCACAATGAGGTCCATAATGAATATTAGGACAGCCGCACTACTGGCCTATTATCTCAAATGTGAAATTGATGATATATATGTATGGGAATGGCAGCAGAAGTAGCATTGCTACTTCCCGAGACGTGTACACGAAATGAAGTACAAGATGCCTAATTCGACCTGAACAAACGTTTCAATGTCCGTGTATGTTGCAAGTAATTCCACAGCTGACCGCTCTTAACCTCCTCATATTTGTAAGCGTATACAACCCTTAAGATAACCGTATTCTCCCCCTTTCGTACCTATCGGATAAACTTCCATGGTTCTTCTAATATTTCTAATATTCGACTTTTGTCTACAGTATGGAACGGAAATCAATCCCAGTCAAGAACGGAATAGTGCGCATATTCCGTTATATTCGGGGTAACAATACCTAATGTATAATGGGGAGTTGGACTCATTGTAACAAATAACAAAGGGGCCTTGGATTTATGCAAGCACCGGTAATCGATACGTCCATAAAAAATGCATTTATGTTGGATATGTCGGAGGCAACATTTATCCACTTGGGTGCCAATAGGAGGGATCTCTTGTTTGCCAGGCAAAGTAGCACATTACGGCTAGTGCGGAATATTCAAGAAATGTCTGCTGCATTGGATGGAACAGATTTTCTTCGCGTGAATCAGGACATCATTGTAAACATGAAACGGGCTAAGTACAATCCTAAAGAATACACACTCTCATTTGATCCTTCCGGTTCAGAGCAAATATCATCATGTTACGTTTCAAGAGACAATAGATCCAAGGTGAAAAAATGGTTTATGACATACTGAAGTAAGCCTCCATAACTTGGGGGCTTTTCTATTTGTACGTATCCTACTTATAATAAAGCAAAGGAATTCATTGGGAGGGATACAATGGCCAGTATAAAAAAGGATGGAGATTCGTGGTTATTTGTCTTGGACTTGCCGCGAGATCCAGTGACCAATAAGAGAAGGCAAGCGAAGCGTCGGGGATTCAAGACGAAGAAGGACGCACAAGCTGCGGCTGCTGCGCTTCTTCATGAGTTGACCAAGGGGACGCACATAGAAGAGACTGACATGTCATTTGAAGCGTTCAGCAAAGTATGGATAAGTGACTATGCCCATCTTGGAGGCGTGAAGGAGAGCACCGTTCGAGCGCGTAATAATGAGGTTCTTATTTTACTCCGATATTTCAATCAGATTCCAATAAAGAACATCACGAAGAAAATGTACCAAACCGCGATTACAGATATGAAAAAGTCTGGGTTAGCAGATAACACCATCAGCGGCGTGCATGGAGCTGGAAGGATGATCTTTAAGCGTGCAATGGAACAGGATTTGATTAAAGCTGATCCTACACAGTTCACTCGTTTACCTCGAACGGTGACCACTGTAGATGACCTGGAGAACCGCGTGGACATTCCGAAGTATTTGGAGAAGGAAGAGTTGGCTCTGTTCCTTAAAACGGCTTTGGAGAAGGGGTTTGATGGAGATTACGAAACATTCCTCACACTAGCCTATACCGGCATGAGGATCGGAGAGTTCGTTGTGCTGCGTGAGTCTGATATAAACTTTGAAGAAAGTACGATCAGCATCACGAAAACATATTATAACCCAACAAATAATATGGTTAATTACAAACTGCAAACGCCCAAGACCAAAAAATCAACCCGGGTTATCGAGGTTGACCAAATGGTGACCAATGCTATTAAGTCCTATGTCTCCAAAACTAAAGAGCTTAAAATGGCCTATCGCACAACTTATTACGACAAAGGTTATATCATGCCAAGCAAAGATAAGCATATGGGATACCCAAAAACGATTAAACATTATGCAACTCGCATGAACCGGTTGTTAAAGCTTGCCGGCTTAAACGAAGCTCTTACTCCCCATTCCCTTCGACATACGCATACATCGCTTTTGGCTGAAGCTGGCGTACCCTTGCAGGAGATTATGGACAGGCTCGGTCACAAGGATGATGATACTACCAAACAAGTGTATCTCCATGTGACCAAAACGCGAAAAAAAGAGGCTTCACAAAAGTTCGGAGAACTCATGCGAAACCTCTAA